TTACTTATCTTTCCAACCACCCGCTTTTAACCAGTTATTATAGTGTGGATTGTCCCAACTATCACTGATTTCATAAGAAGGAATTACAACCTCTTGAATATATCTTCTATTCTCTTCAACAAGTTTTACCTTGGCATCTATCTGAGCACCCCACCAAACTGCTGCACCTAACTGTGCTGCTAGAAATGTAAGCACTGGGATTGGAATGTTTTTCATACTACCTCTGTGGTACGTTATTTCTGTAATCAATCTGCGGTGCTTTTGTTGTGGGAACTACAGCACCAGTTGTGGTAGGAATCAATTGTTGAATCCTTGAATCTATATATGGTTGGAGTTCCATCATTACTCTTTCAACAGTGGCATCTCTACGTTTTTCTGGTCCTTTATTTACCTTATCCATTACCTGATTACCACCAACAACACTGCTGGTTCCTACTGCAAGGACAGTTGCCCCTGTAACTAAAGTGTCTTTAACGTCCATTATTCTACGAGTGTTCCAAATGATCTACGTATCTCACGTAGTTTTTCAAGGTTCATATCCTTAGTACCTCCATCATAGGCATGAGCATACCCTTCTGTGATCATCTGTTCATTTAATGAAACAGTATCCTCGTTAATATAGAGCCAACCAAGAAGCCTACCATACTTCCCAGTGCCACCCACAAGTTCTGTTCTAACAGTAAGTTCATCTCCATCACCTGCAATAGTGTCTTCCAATTTTTTCTTTAACCAATTAGTAGCATCTATTCCCAATGCTTTCTCCTCAAGGTTTCTTGTTCTTTTCTCTGGCGTATCAACTCCTGCAACTCTAACTCTTTCTTTCTTGAATAGATCAAACCCAAGATCAATGGTGACATCAATAGTATCCCCGTCAAGAACACGGTTAATCTCCGTCACTCGGAAGTTGTAGCAGCTCTTTCTGCTCGGTGGTGTCATCGCTCCCATTTGGATACCATTCGTCATACTTAAATATGTAGTAGATTACAATTGCTACTGCTACAAGAAGTATAGCAACCATTATATTAACTGACCATACTACATCACTCATGAGACCTTATTACCATATGTTCCTGCCTCTGTGGAGTCAGGATGATCCTTACACCATTGAACATAATTAAATCCAGATCCTTCTGGGTAAATGTATTGTCCATTCTCATCAAACTTGCCTGAAGTATCTGCTATCCTTGACTCCTTTGATGGATACTTTGGATAGGGTCTTTTTCCTGCCCTCATTTCATTACCCTTCCTTCTTCTCATTTCATTACCAGTTTCTCTATCACCCTTTTCAGGCCAAGAAGTTCCTAAGATCTCCTTGATCATTTCTTTGGTGTAACCTTTAGGGTGACTCATAAACCTCTCCAATTTCCCAACAATCTATACCAGATATTTTAATACTATCCATGACATAGTATTTAATGTTATCAGGAACAATAACACAGTATCCTATACCAAGATTAAACACTCTCTTCATCTCCTCTTCATCCACATTACCTTTATGCTGAATCTTCTTGAAGATTTCTGGTGTGGGCCATGCACTATAATTTACATCTACTTTCAATCCCTTTGGTAAACATCGAGGTAAATTCTCTTTGATACCACCACCTGTAATATGTGCCATACCATATATGTCATCAAACTCATTCAGCAATTTTTTAACCACTGGTGCATAGATTGTAGTAGGGGTCAGTAACTCAGGATGCTCTGCATAAAATATTTGATGTCTGGTCAACAGATAATTAACTAGACTATATCCATTACTATGAAGACCACTACTTGCTAAACCTATGACCTTATCACTTGGTTTGATACTCTTTCCATCTATAATATCTTTTTTATCTACTATACCTGTACAAAAACCTGCCATGTCATAGTGAAGTTGTCTTGGATGTTCAGCAGTTTCTCCACCTAAGAGATCCATTCCTGCTATCTCACATCCTTTCAAAACTCCTACCATAATATCTGCTACATTACCATCTAATTTCTGTGTGGAAATGTAATCTAAAAAGTATAATGGATTAGCACCACAAGTAATCACATCATTAACACACATAGCAACCAGGTCTTGACCAATAGTTGTATAGTCGTTAGCAACTTGGCAGATATTAATTTTAGTGCCTACACCATCAGCACCAGATACTAAAATAGGTTCCTCGTATCCTACGGGAACCTTTATCATCCCACCAAATCCACCAAGGGTAGGAACTTTTGTTTTAAGTTCTTCTACAAACTTATTGCCAGCGTCTATATCAACGCCAGCAGTTTTATAATCTAGCACGATACCCTCCTTTTTGAAATCAAGAGGATCATCCCACTGCCGTTCAGTCACGTTGTCGCCAGTCATCAGACCTCTCATTATGAAACCAGTCTACCACATCTTGTGGATCTCCGAAACCCCTGCGATGATGAGTTGAGTCGGGGTCTCCAATATTCAACTCATTCAGAAAAGAATCTGTAGGATTTGTACTCATTCTTCTTGCAGTGTTTAGCATACCTCTTGCTGCAGTATTTGCTTTAGATAATTTCTCTGCCCAAATCATGTCCTCTAAACTGACTTCTGTTCCTGAAGCAATATCTTTACAGATTGCTTCTAACCTCAACCTATATTGAGTAGAAAGCATAAGGTTCACATATGTTTGTGATTATTTATAATTATATACTAAGCATATGCCTGTGCTGCCAACCATACTGACAAACTTAAAGAAGTTCCCATGATGGTAAGTCTACTCATCCACCACATTATTTCGTGTTTCATATTAACGTCCCATTGGTATACCTGATGCCATAAAATCAGATATTTTTTTAACCTCTTCGCTTATACAATAGTCAACAAAATGAGGATGCTCCTGTAAATAAGGAACATCCTCTTTGCTGTGTGCTATTGCTTCATATGAATCTACAGCGTACTCGCAGATTTCAAAATGATGATGTTGTGTGTCGTGATAACCGACTGTGTAATGCTTCTGTTGAGTCAGGGGCATGATCCTTCAATCCCATACTATCCATATTTATAGCACACTTGAGTAATTTTGCCTATTTTAGTGTGGACTCCAACACTCTGTTAGAGAACTTGAACAACTCCAACAACATCAGGTATCTCATGCATTAATTTACTTTCTATACCTTGCTTTAATGTCATAGTACTCATAGCACATGTCTCACATGCACCACCCAATTTTACTTTAACGTATCCTGTTTCATATTCAATTTCATAAAGTTGAAGATATCCACCATCAGCTTCAATATAAGGAATAAGTTCCTCTAACACTTTGAGTACATTCTCTTCAGTTAATTCCATTAAAGTAAAATTGCTCCTATAACTAATCCTTTTGCAAATGAAAGACAAAGCATTTGGTAATTGGACAATTTAAACTTACCTTGAATTTTATATGCCATATTTTTATCCCATTCTTTTACAGTATGGAATACTTCTTTAATGTTTAAGTTCCACATTTAATTTACCTCTTCTAAACATGCGTCATTAAGTCCTTTTGCCATACCACCACCTATCTCAGCACCTTGATTGCCTCCAAACATCGTGACCCAACCAGCAGCAAGCCACCCAACAAAGGGAATACCACTAAGGGAAGGAGCAGCAGCAGCACCAACACTAGACCCAACCAAGCGTCCTGATTGTTCTGCTCCACCGATTGCTTTAATGCATTCGGCAGTCTTGGCACTAATCTTTTTTTCGCCAGCAACTCCTAATGCTGAAGGATCAATCCATGCAGACTTAGTGGAAACAGGACCGCCATGATGAAACGCACCATCCATTGTATATTCCTGAACAACTTGTGTTGTTTCATTTGAAAGTCCTAAAAATCCACCCTTTCTTACGATGTCCTTGGTGGTAAGCATGACTTTAGGATCATTTGCTTTATAGTCCACACTATAACCATCCAGTCCTGCAACCACTTTATATGAACCGTAAGGTCCAACATCAGGAAGATTTAATTTAGGTAGTGCGTTTTCTGCTTTACGATTAGAAAGAATACCAATCATACCAATGTGAGAAATACCAATGATACCTCCCAATCCTAAAGCAATCCATTTAGTCCAGTTAACTTGTTTGTCCATAATCTAACCTCTGTTTACATTTTAAATGGTTCTGATTTATCATCAGTGGTAATTTTTATAGGTGCTTGTTCTACTCTAATGGTTTGAACAGGACCAGAAGATACTTTAGCAAGTAATGCCTCCATTTCTTTCTTAGTAATGCCTCCATTAGCACCATTACCGTTGCCATTACCATTCATTTTCATCGTACCATCATTACTTTTCTTAGCAGTCTGCACTCCAAAGGTAGCTAATACCCCCGTAAATACCGAAGCTATAAAAGTTGGATCAATTTTTTGTTGTGGCAGTTTTGGAATTGTCACATAGTTCAAAGTTAAGATTCCACCCGACCACACCAAAATACCAAGGCGAACAAATGTACTAACGATAGCAAGTTGCTCGTCATGGTCTGGTATGATTGCGTCGCCTACTTTTCCTAGCAATCCTCTTTTCTTTTCTTCTTCTTTAGGTGCTTCTTTCGCTACCTTTTTTACATCTTCAGGCATAATAGCAGAGCAACTGTCTACTATATAGACACATTAATTTTTAAAAATTAGGAACTCCAAGTCCACCTGACGGTACTACTGCTTGAGGACTAGATGCTTGAGGAGTAGGAAGTCCCACGTCACCTGTAAGAGCACCACCACCTAAAGAATTTCCACCAATCCCTCCCATAATTTGTGATTTAACTCCATCAATGATGGAATCCCTGTTGACATATACATATACGCCACCAGCAGCAATGGAACTAGATACAGCGAAAGACGCAACAGCGAGTACATTGATTATTTTCTGCATTGTATTATATCGAAGTATTTTATTTATGCAACCTTATTATAATACGCTCTATAATATTTGACAACTCCTGATGAAATCTTATGACCTTTACTACACCAGTCATCAGCACATTCATAAATTGCTTTGTTTGAATATTTCCCATCTCCAAATTCTTTAAATAATATTTTTAAAATCTCTTGTCGAAGAGTCATCTGTTCGTTGTTGTAATTATCCATTACCATCACTCCTCCATCATGTAATACATCATAGTCATCCATAACAAGGTAATCATCGAGACACTGCTTGTTATCATTATAACCATTTTAAATGTTTCTGCAACGTTAATCATTAGGTATATGCGATACTTGGTACGTAAACAATTACGCCAAATATAATAAGTAAGAAAGAAGTTTGAATAAAAGTTTTCATTAGATTAGACCTAGTGAACCTGCTGTGAAACCTACTCCACAGAAGAATGCAAATTCCAAAATGCCATGTGCTGACGGTGGAATTTCTAATATCTTTGATTTTAAACGAGTCATTTAAGCTTGTGCTCCTCAGCTATAGGGTTAATTAAAAACGAATGATAGTCCGTTTGTGTATGCTGTTGCTGCTACTGCTGCAACGAAAATTAGTTGATACATGAGTGAGTAATATTACTTAACATAAGTATATAGGTATTTCTACTTTGTTGTCAAGATTATTAGGACACCTATTACACCGACCATTGCTAAACGACCATTCCAGCGTTCAGCAAATCTCCAATATGAATGTTGAAAATCCATTATGCACCTGATGCGTTAGAGGCATATTGCATTTTAGGTTGTCCAATCCTTATACCTTGACCTCCATCTTGATCGTCATCGTCATCATCCCTCAATGCACGAAGAAATAATTCTATTCCTACTAACAATGTCATTGGATAAAATATCCATAGTATTGCTGTGAATGATGATACATCACTAACTGCTTGGAATTCACCCATATGTTTTTGTTCTTATTGTGTGCATTTACGAATAATTATTTAGATTTGTAAAGTTCTAAGTGACGGTAGTGAAAACCGAAAAGGTTGCTGCAGAAATCACTAGCCATGGCAAGTTTATTGCCACTAGTATTTTTACTAAAGTAGATTTAGTAATCGTAAACAACCTACAAGTCATTAGAATATACCAGGTATGATTTGTCCTGTTGTTGCATATGCTCCGAATGCTGCTACGAATCCTAGCATTGCCATCCA